GTTCTGCGAACTTAGTTTTTGTAAGGATAGAAGAGTAGTGCATGAACAGAGCCGCTCTAATTGTTCTGTCACCGAACCGTACGGAAACATGGTACTTATGTTCAACGAGTTTTCAGAAAACGATATGTGGTGACATGGCAGCAGGGATTATAAATATCTTGGTACACTGCGAGGATTGTAGGTTCGCAGATGCCTATGGCAGGGACTGCAAGCACGGTCTGATGCTGCCTGTGGCAGTCCTCATGTCGGGAAAGAAATGCCCGTACATGGAGAAAAAGACTACTAAACAGATTGAAGAACAATTAAAACTAAAGGATGAGTATGAGCAAAGATAGAATTGATTTGATAAGAAAAGCAGTGGCTCGGTTAGGAAATGACATATTTATTGAAGGTTTAGCAATTAGTAGGCATGATGGGTCCTCTGACATCTCTAATATCGCATCTATAATAGTCTTGATGTTTGATGGTGTGGCATACTCATTGGAAAAGGCCACCGAAGGTACGGTTACTTTTGATGATATGGTCGCCATGCTGATGAAAGCACACGCTACTCACAATAGCTGTTCAGATAAAAAGGTTGGTAGTATAGACGAATTTCTTAAAGGATTTAGCAAAAATTGACTATGGAAGCAAGATTGCATATAACCAGAGAAGATGGCATAGATGACTTCGTTATTGTAGAATGTCAGTCGATAGATGCCGCAAAGAGGGACTATCTTGGAGTAAGCTTTAAGCATTACTTCCCATTGAAGAAGAAAGATATGGTTTGCATTGTCAAAGCAGTGGAGGAGGTACCAGATGAAAAAAGTTTGTGAAGGTCCTAAGCTGTACTTCATAATGGCGCACCCTTATAGCATTCCGGTGTATGCCTTAAATCCACAAGAGGCACTGGATATTTACAGGAAATCGCACCCAGACGATAGTCGAGAGTATTCATATACGGGAGTCTTTCGCAGGTGGGTAATAAAGGAGAAAAAGAATGGAACCAAGGACAAAGAAAGAAAAGCAGATAGCACAACTAAGAGAAAAGCTGCCGCTATCCCTCAGCCGTAAGCAGATAAACTGGGCAGAACGGCATATATTCAGCGCAGGAGGCTTTTTCTCACGCAAGAAAGCCTGGTGCTTTGATTGCGGTACGATCTTTGCCTACAACGGAAAGGACAAGGTTGTATGTCCTCACTGCGGTAGGAAGATAACGTTGCAAGAAAGCGGTAAGTGGTCACACCACGAGCCAGTCTATTATGGAGTGATGTGTGTCGTAGATGGTTATCAGGTGTTGAGGTCTTTCGTGATTGACAGGCAGTCAAGGAAAGGGAAACCACCCGTATATGTCATAAACGAATGTTTCCAGCTTTGGAAAGGTAAGGAAGGCAGGCTTTATATCTTCGCAAAGGATAGGTACGGATTTAATGGCTGGTACTATGACAAGTGGAACTATGAAAGCAACATGACCTTGAAGCCTCATAGCTACCTTTGTTATGAGTTCGGAGGTTACATCTATCCTCACTCTGGCATAGCCTCGTGGCTTCGCAAGATTGGTTTCAACATCAATCTTTACCGCAAGGCAAGCTGTTGTTACAATGACATGGTGACAAGCCTTTTGGGTTCAAACCAAATAGAGTGTTTGGCCAAGGTTGGGCAGTATGAGTTGTTTAGCCACTATGTAAAATATGACAAGGTTGAGCATTACGATTCTGCCATAGTATGCAACAGGCATGGCTATCATATCTCGGATGCAAGTATGTGGGTTGACTACATGGATTTACTTGAGTACTTCCATTTAGACACCCATAACCCAAAGTACATCTGTCCTCAAGACCTAAGAGCCGAACATGACAGACTCTTTGCGAAGAAACAAAAGATTGAGAGAAGGCTTGAACTTGAAAGGAAGATGAAAGAAGCCGTGAAGAACGAAGCTGCATACAAAGAGGCAAAGGAAAGGTTCTTCGGCATTGCTTTCCGCAGCAAGACGATAAAGATAGCTGTTATCTGTTCGGTAGCTGAAATGGTTGTAGAGGGTGAGATGATGCACCACTGCGTGGGCGGTTACTGGAACAAGACAGATTCCCTCATTCTCTCGGCAAAGGACAATGAAGGTAATAGGCTTGAAACCATCGAAGTCAGCCTAAAGACGTTCAATGTTTTGCAAAGCAGAGGAGTTTGCAACCAAAGCAGCCCAGAGCATGAGAATATACTGGAACTGATGAAAAGGAATATGTATAGAATAAAGGAGGCGGTATGATAAATGTAAAGAAAATAGAGCTATTATATATCAACTCTCGTAGTCGTAGGAAGGTTAAAGTGACTCTTACTAATAAGACGGTTATATACATAGTACCATGCCATGAGTCATGGGAACAATACGGAGGCAATGAAGAAGAGCTTAGGCTTACAGTTCCAATAGCAGAGAAGTTTAACTCATGGCTTCATTGTAACGAAGAGATAGATATTGTGAGTATTGAATATTTATATGATAAGAACGGATTAGCAATATGAAAGCAAGAGATTTTATCGGTAGTCTATTAGGCATATATGATGTAATAGACGATATATGTGACGAGTATGATATTGATTTGGATGAAGATGAAGTGTATGATGCTTTTAATTGCCACGGACATATTGGAAGAGATAATGCAAGTGATGTCGGAAGAGAGATTATCCTTACCCTCTATGGAAAGATAAAAGAGAAGTATTCTGGTGCGCTTGATGAAGAAAAGTTTGATTACGATGTAAGCAGTGCTGGTTTCCCATGTCTGTACTATGATGAGGAGGAAATCCGCTCAAAGGAGCAGCTTGAAAGAATTGTAGAACTAAAATATAGCGAGTAATGATGAACGTAGTTTATCTATTGTATGAAGGTGACGAGTGGTTAAGTAACGACTCGTTAAGGCTAAGAGGTGTGTTTACTGACACCAAAGAGCTTGAAAAGGGTGCCCAGCAGCTTATAGAGAAGCTTGCTGACGTGAATTTCGATCTACGTGATTATGGCTATCCCATGACACTATCGGACTTTGTTTCTGAGGAACTAACCGAATTTATGGAGTACTTCCAGACATATACAGGAAGCGTTAGGCTTATTGCAAAGACAGAAGAACTTAATAAGTTGAATATATGAAAGCACCGAAAGCAGTTAAGCTTCTTGACCAACTGTTGAGCGAAACAAAGGCAGAGAAAACGGCAATCTATAAAATTCCCGTAGTTCCAGAAGCTCGTGGTTATCTCGTCACTCGAAAGCTCGGCAGCTTTGAATGCTACTATGTAGATGAGGAACATCTTAAATCGAATGCCCGTTGGCTTGACAGACAATTATTCAATGCTGGCAAAAAGATTCAGACTAACCTTAAAGTACAAAACGCAATCATTTTTGTACAGAAGTACAGAGAAGAAGCCAAGAAAGCAAAGATAAAGTTTTGCATGGACTACAAAATCCCAAGAAGTGAGTGGGGTATATATGCTTTCTTTGGTAATAAGAGAGCCGATAAGGTTACCTTTGAACAGTCGGATTTGGATTATGCACTTTCACTATTTAAATTTGATGAAAAATGAAACTCTGGAAGATTACACCTATGGACCCTTACACAGGAGGTTGTGCCCTGGTTGCCGCAGAAACCATAGAACAAGCCTACTTACTATTACAGCAATATGACGAGTATTTGGAAGAATGGATGGTTTCTCTCACTGGTGACGAAGTAAACGAGATTAGCTACTCTGGTTCGGAAGCCAAAGTGATATTCTCACATATTTATCTGGAATAATCGTTGTTCTATTCATGGTATTATTAGTTACGATGCTCTGGTCTGTGAAGATAGGAGCATTTCTTTTTATGTCCCGTCATAGAATGCAACCTTTCTGAGCGGCAATAAACGCTTGTCACGCGGCGTTATGCTATCGTAGTACGCAATCCATAGTCTGATAAGCTCATCACCGTCTATAAGCCTTATATTGCTGGTGTGCGTGCGTGCTTCCCTTGTGGCCTCGGAAGTGAATCTGCCAGTCGTTACCACGACCCCAACGTCAGAGTGTTTTTTCAGCAGGCTTGCCAGCGAGCGCACAACATCAACCGCTACGGCTGATGTCGGAGTATGCTTAACTTGAATGAAAAGCCTTTCGCCAGAGCCGAGTTGGTTCTGATAGACCTCGATGTCAATCCCTCCGTCTTTGCCTCTCGGCGCAATATAAGGCGTGTAGTAACCCATCGCCCTGACGAGTGCTGCAACCAAGTCCTGTATGTCGTAAGCATCCATGCGGACGAGGCGCTGTCTGATGCCATTGAATGCTTCATTCTCGGTATCTTCGATGCTGATGATGTTACTGTCCTCGGTATTGACGGCTTTTGAAAGAGGTATGCTATCAGCCTTGCCATTCTGGTCTCTTTTGATCCTGTACTCCAGCCTTGCCATTTCCAGTATCTCAAGCGGTGTTTTCGTGCCTATCACTTCCGCACCCCTATCGGTAAGATGCCATGTGCCCGATTCTTTCCTAATGAACCCAGCCGTTGCATAGTCGATAGAGTAGAAGTAGAGTGCTGTTTTCCACCGAAACTGTCTGTTCTTCCCTGCCTCTTCCTTTTCCCACTCTGTTAGGTCAGTCTGTGAACAGACTTTATCCGTGAGTTCGGAAACGGGGAGCTGCCAGTCGTTATCTCGGAGGATGCACATTGCTTGGTATAGCACTTTTGCTGCCAAAGCCACACTTTTCGATACCTTTTCCATACGATTTTAAGTTTTCGCAAAGATACTGAAATAAATATATTATTTTATATATTCTTTAATATTTTATTTAATATCCTTTTCCAATGGCTTAAAATATCTTAATTTACCCGTATTTTAAGTGTATAGATTATGAAATATAAAATCGTATTATTAATTTTAAGCTGTTAACAATAATACTAACTTATAAAAATAGGTACAACAATGAAACCAAGAATTTATCTGAAAGAGTATCAATCCAGCAGAAAACAGTGTGTTTTCGTTGGTTTGCGGATGGCGTATGACACCAGTTTGGAGCGAAAGCTAATCATTGGATTTCAAAGCACTGGTGAAGGAGAATGGGAAGGGCGTGCAATGGCCGAAAAGGCAGTAAACGAAGCCCTCAGAGAAGGTACAATGGTAAGACTTGACTAAGGAAGGAGGTTTGCGATGACAAGTAAAGAATGGGTGAAGAAGGTAAAAGGCGTGATTACGGCCAACTTCCTCAATAAGGTAGTAAACTTTGAAAACAGCTCGTTCGAGGTGCGTGGAATGCAAGTGAAGACTCGTTCAAGGGCAGTGCATAAGAGCGACTGGGATGATTACGGGGTGGACGAGAATACTCAGTGCTTCATAGAGGTGATGTTATTCGATGACAAATCATGGGACTTCGCCAATGACGCTGTGGTCGCCCTGTACACGGTAAATACATACGGGCAGCTTGGCACATGCGAGGTTCCGTTTGACTATGAATACGAAGAGGCGGGCGATACGTTTACTTCTCGCCTTTACGATATGGCTACGTCAGCCTAAGACGGAGAGTTTAGTACTGTATTTCGGTCAAGCCTTTGAGAGTGCTTCTCTTATAAAAAGCGGTTCTGAAAGAGTGAGGGTATTCACTGCCTTAACGTGAGCAAGGAACTATGTTTAACTTTAATGTTACTCCTATGAAAAAGAAAGGTGAAGAGCTCAAGCAGAGACAAACGAGACCTTTCAAAAGAGAGGTCGTGGCAGTTGGGAAGTGGTGCCTTTCGGGGCGTATTCTTTTCGCAGGGCGGGAAACCCGTCGGCGGTATGGTAAGGAGCTTGAGAATGCTCCTTCTCACGATCCTGTACAGGGGATTCCGGGATGATGGTTGCATAGTACTAAGGCTAAGGCAAAGCCTTGGTGTGATGCCTTTGGTGTACTTTAATCGCCACTTGACAACTGGTGGTTAAGGTACATTAAAGGCTTGATGCCATTAGACGCACATCGTGAAACAAAAAAAGGAGTACACCCCGCTAAAAGTGCACTCCAAATATCTAACAACCATCCTCCGTTTCACAACGAAGGGTTAGGTACAACAATTTGGCACAAAATTACTAAAAGTATTTGTTGTATCAAATTATTGGTTTATTTTTGTAACATATTTAACAAAGAAAAATACATTTTTCATACACTATGGATGCAAAATACGGGAACAAAACAAAAGGGGTGATGTCTGAGCTTGCTTTTAGCCAACTCAATCTGGGTCATACCTACGAAAGCGCAAAAGCTCGCATGAAAGCACACCCTGAGAGAGCGGAAAAAGATACGGAAATCGTAAAAGGCTGTCCTCACTTCAAGACAGGAAAAGAGGCGGTTCAGTTTGCTTCCACGATGAGCGAAAGTAAGTCGTTTGGCCTTGTCAAGGTTTGGGCTACGATAGAAAAAGACGAAGAGTTCTACCGCATCGGCTCACCATGGGTGGTCTCAGTTGGTGCCCAGCACTTGGCTGCCGAGTACATAGGGTTGTATTTCGTATGCGATGTGGATGACCAAACATGGTCGGCTCTTATATCTTCTTAACAGCGATTATAGAGCGGTTCCATATCACCATGTAATTAGCAAAGCCTTCACAATACATCGCATCATATCCGAGTGCACAGCCGTAGGTGTTCCTATTGAACCCGAATCTGCTTTGCTGTTCATGGTTTAGACTTCTCCATTTCTCTTCCAGTGTCTTTTCTTTGATTACGTTCGGTGTTCTCGTCCATGTCATTACAGAAGTCGTATGCTTCCCGTAACCGTAACCTGCACTTTCTTCGTATGCGTACAACTTGCTTTGCTCGGTCAAAGGCCTAAACTTACTACCATCCCAAGATGCCGTGGCGACATAGATGCCATCACCATAGGCACGACCGCCAGGGCCATTCAGTTCCATGCTCTTTGCCCGATACATCTGACTGGCAAACTCCGCACTTGACATTTCTTTCCCATGGAATGTTGCTGGGTTGACTGTACGATAGAACACCTCTCCGCAGTTATTCTCCAGTATGGCAAACTCTTCGGCAGATACCAGCTTTGCTGGCGCGTCAAAACCTTGCATCTGTGCAATGTTGTTCGTAAATGTACCACGATATGGGTCCTTCGATTTCATGGTTCCTACGTCGATGTCTGCCGTTATATCCTTTCCTATCGCACCGCCTTCGTACTCAATGTTCAGCGCACTCTTCGTATCACCACCGCGCTTAACCAGTTTGCTGAGAAGTTTTTGCTGCTTCTTCTCTGCCTCGGCTATGCTCTTTTGCAAGGCGGTGAGATTGTCGCTCTTTATGGCCTCTTCAATCTTCGTCAGGTAGTCCTTGAACGTGCTTGACTTGGTCTTGAATGATTTAAGAGCATTGACCCTTACGATCAGCGCTTCCCACTCTATCTTGCGGTCTATCAGACGGATGTTCTCCGTGATTACCTTCTTGATGATATTCATGTCAGCGTAGCTTACCGATGGATTTGAAAGCTCAAAGGTAAATTTGTTCTTCAGATGTTCCAGAGGTGCAGCCTTCAACGAAGAATAGTTGTACTTCGCAAGCCATTTCTTCATCACTCCGTCTAACTCATCGTAAACGGTGCGTAATGTAGAAACGGAATAATCTCGAGCAAGCAGTCGTGGGTTGCCGATAAGCGCTTCCATACCCTTGAGCTGCTTGTTTATTGACGAAATCTGCCTTGCCAGTGCCCTCGTCTTCTCATTGATAAGGCTGATGTTGCCGCTGGCAATGGCTTCACGGAGCTGTACATTTGCCTCCAATGCATCGGCATACATCAAATTCTCGGAAACATTCAGTACGTTCTTTCCAGCCTTCATGATGAGGGCGTTCTTCTTCTTTCGCTCGTCCCACCTGCGCTGAATGTCCGCTTTCTCGGCTTCGGTCTTAACTCGTTTCATCCTCTGCGGATTCAATGGAGAAAGGTCCATTTTCGCCTGTTCCTCGGCAGAGAACTGCCCACGCCAGTACTTCTCGTTATTCTTCCACACATAACCGAGCTTACCCCTCTCGCCAGCCCTGAGGAACTTATCCCTATTCTTCTCCACCCATTGCTTATAGCTTTCGGGAACGTCTTTCACTTGATATTTGGATTCCCATCCGCTCATGTCCTCGCCTTTGGCAAGACGGCGGTAGAAGTCCTCCTTTTCCTCGCCTTGGATTGTTATAGGATTCACCATGCAAAGGCACTGAGGGTGCCACCCAGTGAAAAGGAAGTCCTTTGGATAACGGCCTGCAAGTTCATCGCATTCGTCATAGCGTGGGTGTTCTGGTGAGAGGTCAATCATCATGCCGATGACAAAAGGCTCGTTCGCCCAACGTTCTTGGTTTGCCGTATGGTATGCTGCGTTGATTTCGGTTCGCATCAATCGTGTCGCATTCTTCCGTGAGGAACGGTAGTGCCCCACGCCGACCTTCTCCAAAGGCTCTTCAACGAAGCGCACCTTGCCTTGCTCGTCAATAACCCTCCTACGCCAACGAACAATGTCTTTCTTATTGCCGTGCGCATCTACCACCGTACGATGATAACGGCGATACATCATGTCGGGATTGTTGAGGTACTGACGAACAAGCAGACCGAGCCGCTCGGCAGAAGTACCCGTGCGAAGCCCATCGGATATGACGTTTGAGATTGCCACTTCGAACTCCGACTTTGCTTGCTGGGCGTAGTTCCAAACCAGTTGCGATAGGTTCAGTCCGTCTTTTGAGTTCAGACGACTGCGAATAAACGCCTCTGCGGCATTATCCCTTGCCATCCGTATTGCTTTATCGGAAAGAATGGAAAAACCCGTCAGGACTGATTTATCATGGGTATATGCCAGCGCAACACCAGATGTAATTCCTGACCTTAGCGTTAACATCTCATCTCGAACATAGTCACGGAAGATGTCGTTAAGTTCAACTTGCAACTCTTGAAACCTGTCGAAACGGAACAGCGGGTTAATAGCAAGCATATCCTTGACAGGGAAGTGCGTTTTAATGGCAATCCTTGCCAACCCTTTTATGAAGTTGTCATACAGCTTCCCCAACCGCTTGTCATAGCTGCCGAGAAGCGCCATAAGCTGCTGTCGTTTCTGCGATGGCGTCACTGCTTTTTTCTATTTATTTCTTCTTGCTGAGATTTTTGAAGTACTTGGAGGCAAGATAAGGGCTTACGTCTATGACTTGCATGGTAACGGACTTGTCACCGTTCACTATGGATGCTGCTACTCTATGATGCCCATCGTCAAGGATTACCTTACCGTTTGGCAGTCGATAGCCCGTTATGTTTAGCTTTCTGTCAGAGAGATTCTTGGATGGGGAGCTCATATACTCGGCAACACGATTCTTGTTAAGGTAGTTTTGCATAGGGTAAATATCTTTTACCTCTACCACTGCTGCCTTTGAATTGTCTTTGAGTACGGCATTCAGCTTCGTTACATTTATATCCCAGATATCCTTGCTTTCGGTAAGTGAAGCTCGAAACCTCGCTACGCCTACTTTATCCCCAGATGTAAGTTCCCTACCGAAAACCGTCTTTGGGTTGAACTCACCAGGATAAAGCGAGTTGAGCCTGTTAACGTTCCTTGATTTGCCATTCGCTCCCGTGCCGTTAGTTCCTCCTGCTCCTTTTGCCATAATTATTTGTTTTTTGATAGTCAAATAGCTTTCGCTGTTTTTTTTGCTTATAAACGGGCGCTCCCTGATTTCATCGAATACCGTTGCAAGTAGGACTACGTCAGGGTAGCTGCCCGAAAAAACTTTATTCTTCTACCGAGTTACTGCTCTCACCGATGGCCATTGCTTGCGCTGCCATATCCAGAGAGCGTTGTTCCTCTTCCTCCAACTCCTTTTCAACTCGTACAGGATCGTCATTCAGTGGGTTAATGGCAATGGCTCGGCGCATGCTCGTTGTCTGCTTGCCACCCGTTGCGGTAGAAATGAGTTGCAACTGCTCCACCTCATTCTTCGGCATGTAAGGCTTGAAGATAGGTTTGAACTCAACGCTCTGTGCTACCCTTTCGGAGATATTCGGCTCAACGATGCCAGTCTCAACGATACCATTGGCTACGATGTTGCATCGCCTTGTGAACATCTCACCGAAGAGTTCGGTTTTCGTCTCGGCATTCATGTGCGGGTCTGTGA